CCTCGCACGGGTTGCCGTGACCGATCGTGACGTCCCACAGCCCTGTCGAAAGCTGCATCTGGATCACATGCCCTAGATGGTTGGTCGTTTGGTAGATGACCGCGTCCAGCAGCCACGGGGTTCCGTCCACACCTGAGAGTCTACGAGGTCGACCGAGATGGCCGCTGCCACCGTGCTCGATGCCTACACGGCCGGCTACGCCCTCATCGACGCACCCGACACCCTCCCACTCCCACGGTCAGCGTGGCTCGACATCCTCACCCTCGACGACACGCTCACCGTCGAAGAGGTCCTGAACCGCGGGACGCTCACAGCGGCCCGTACGGCCCTCCACCGGGCCCGTCTCCGCCTCTACAGCCAACATCGGGTGAAGGTGGTCGCAGCGGCACGGCAGGCGCTCAACGGCCTATCCGTCCCAGCCTTGACGGCACAGCTGATCCTGCTAGCCAACCAGCCGCGCGCCGTCCGCCGAGACCAGGCCTACTCGACCCTCCGGTCGGCCGCCTACGGCCTCACCGGCCAGTCGGCCACCTGGCAGCAGGCAAACGACGACGCCGCCTCCGCGGCCACCGAACGCGGCCGGGCCGAAGCGATGGCCACCCCTACCGGCGGCGGAACACCCGACCCCAAAAAGGTTGGCGCCATCCTCGCCGCCGGCATCGGCATCGGCGCCGTGACTGCCACGGGCTGGCAGGACCGGCAACTCGCCCGGCAAGCGTGGATCCTCTCGGCCACCCACCCCGAGAACGCCGACACCCCCACCGCACCCGTCCAGGCCGCCCTCGACGATCTCGACGGTGTCGGCGACCAGGCCGAAGACGACATGCACGCCACCATGTCCGGCGCGTTCGTCGACTACTTCGACCAGGGCGACGGAACCACCCTCGGCCAGTACGCCTGGGTGACCGAAGACGACGACCTGGTCTGCCCTGATTGCGACGACAACGAATCCAACGGCCCGTATTCGATCGGCGACCTGCCGGACATGCCGGCGCACCCGAATTGCCGCTGCTGGTTCGAACTCGCCTGACCTAAGGAGCCAGCCCATGGCCATGACCATCCACGGCGTGGCCCTCCGGCCCGGTGTCTCCCGCAACCGGCGCCGCTACACCCCCGAGATGTGCTCGAAAGCGTACGACCGGATCTCCGAGCGCCTCGACGACATGGCCGGCCGTCCGCTCACGATGCGCACCGCCCACCCCGACCCTTCCGGCCAAGGCGCGGTAGTCACCTCGATCGTCGGGCACGTCACCAAAGCTTGGCTCACCTCGGACAAGGCGATCGCCTACGAAGCGCTCCTCGCCGACACCCCCGAAGGCAAGACCGTCCAGCAGCTCGTCAAGCCGGCGGCCGATGGCCGCGCCCACCTCGCCAACGTCTCCATCCGCGGGTACTTCCTCGGCGAGACCCGCCAGGACCCCGACGGGTGCGTGACCGCCGACGACCTTGAGATCGACGGCCTCGACCTGACCGACACCCCCGGCATGACAACCGCCTCGGTCGCACCAGGTGCCTCCGAATCCGTGCAGAGCACCCCCATCTTCGAAAGCGTCGAGGAGGCGTTCGTGGACACCACGACCAGCACCATCTACGCGGACCTCGGCTTCACCGCCGCCGGCCAGCGTCTACCGATCACCACCGAAGCCGACATCCGGACCTCATGGGCGGCCATCAACGAAACCGCCGACGGCTACACCCGCAAGCAGGCCGGCCGTATCCGGGGCCGGATCCGTGCCGCCGCCCGCGAGTCCGGCATCAACCTCGCCACCGAAGCCACCGACAGCGCGGTAAAGCAGATCATCGAGGGCTACGCAGCGATGCTCCCCGAGCCGATGCGACCCAAGTTCATCGAAGAGGCCTACGCCTGCGTGTCCGTCGGCGACGGCGCGGCGTCCGTCGACGCCTCCTGTTACGGGAACGACCCGGCCGATCTGCAGGCCGTGATCGGCCGGCTAGCCGCTGCGGTAGTGGCGGCGCTCGACGAGATCGACCCCAACGGGGACGGCCAGATCGACCTGCCCGAAGAGACCGCTCCCACCGGGAGCGCCAACGAGTCCGCCCGACCGGCGGCTAACGGAAAGGAGCCCACCATGGGTTCAGAAACGCAGCCGGCTGCCGGTACCACCGAGGCCGCAACGACCCCCGAGCCGCTCACCACCGAGTCGCTCAAGACCGCCCTGGCCGAGACCATGGGCCCGATCGCCGAGGCCCTGGCCAAGGTCCTCACCCCCGCCGCCCCAGCAGGCGCCGCACCCGCCGCCGCTGCCGCCGAGACCGCCCCCGCGGCCGGTGCGGCCACCGCGACCGAAACCGCCGCTGCCGCGGCCACCGAGACGGCACCCGCCGGCCCAGTCACCGAAGCCGACCTCCGCGAGAAGATCCGCGCCGAGCTCCTCCAAGAAGCCCGCGCCGGCATCACCGGCCCCGGAGGCACCGCCCCTGAACGGAAGGGTCTCGTCAAGGACATCACCGAGGAGTCCTTCGACCTGTCCAGCCTCCCCAAGGCCCAGCGTGACGCCCTCGTAGGCGAGGCCTACGTCAAAAAGCTCTTCCCGGCCCTGTACGCCGACCTGGCCGCCGACTGACCCACCGCCGCTGACAGCCCACCTCGGCTGTCACCACTGACCGCCCAGCCCAGGGCGCGGCCCAGCCAGCAGGGCCCCGATCCGCTGGCACCAACCCGACCGCGACAGGCGCCCGGGCTGGGTGCCACGCGCCCGCATGAGAGGAGCCCGCCGTGGCTACCGAGATCACCGAGGCCCTTACTGCCCTGGGCGCCAACGCCCTAGTCCAGAAGGTCATCTCACCCGACCTGCTCGAGACGGTCCGGCGGTACTCGCCGCTCGTCGGCTTCATCCCGACTGACCCCTGGACGAGCAACATCTATTACTTCAACAGCCGCAACCAGCTCCCCCAGGGCGGGTTCGTGACCGACGGCGGCGCCCGCCCCGTCAGCTCCTCGAACTACGTCCAGGCGCAGTTCACGATCCGCAACATGCAGACCGTCGGATCGGTCACCGGGTACGCCCAGGAAGTCACCCGCTCCCAGATCGGCAACCTGCTCCAGAAGGAAATCCAGGGCGCCACCAAGGGCCTCGTCTGGGACATCGAGACCGGCATGGACTGGGGTTGCGCCGCAGCCACCGCCAACACCTTCCCCGAGTACGACGGCCTCGACGTCCAATGCTCCCAGTTCTCGACGACCTCCAACCCGTCGAACATGCCGATCAACTCCCAAGACATGGGCGGCGCCGAACTCACCTCCGGCATGCTCGACCAGCTCGTCGAGCTCGTCGAGTCGAACATGGCCGAACCGGTCATCGGCGACGACTGGGCCTTCGTCCTGTCGTCCCGTGCCGTCAGCGCGTTGGGTCAGCAGTTCCTGCCGCAGCAGCGGTACAACAGTGTCGAGATCGCCCCCGGCGTGAACGTCCCCGCCTACCGCGAGATCCCCTTCCTCAAGTCCTCGTTCCTGAACGCGCGGTCGGTGGCCATGCCGGCCGTGACCGCCACCCCGGCCAACACCGTCGCCGGTGCCAGCCTGCCGGCCGGCGAGTACTTCTACCGGCTGTCCGCGGTGATGGGCCGCTACGGCGAGCTCAACGCCTGCGCCGAGGTCAACGCCACCGTCACCGGCGGCTCCTCGACCGTCACCCTGGCCTTCGCGCCTCCGGCGTCGATCGAGGGCGGACTGGTCCAGTCCTACCGGGTGTTCCGTTCGACCGCGACCGGCCAGGAGTCCCTCATCGGGATCTGCGACGCCGTGGTCGGCTTCCTCGCTGACGGGATCACCCCGATCTTCGCCACCAGCATCGTGGACAACGGCTCCAGCCTGTGCCCGGTCAACGGTGCCACCGTGCCGGCGATCCTCCCGGTGGCGTACTACGGCACCAACGCCGGGGTGCTGCCCCGCGTCGTCGCCTCAAGCTCGGGCGGTTTGAACAACGGCGGCGGTGAGGACATCTACCTCATCTCCCGCAACAGCGACAACGTGGTCCGCCCGTACGTGCGGGACATCCAGCCGATCCCGCTGGCCGCCACCGTCACACAGCCGGACGTGTTGCCGTTCGCTCTGGTGACCGACACCTGCCTGGCGGTGCGGGCCGTGAAGTACATGGGCCGTCTCCGCAACGTGGTGGCCGACCTGTCGAACACCAGCCCGGTCGTCCTGACCTACGCCAACAGCAACCCGTAACCAGCCGGGTCGTTTCCCCCCGGCCGCGCGGACACACCGCGCGGCCGGGGGACCAGGTCACGTCACGAGTCATGACCCGTGACGCACAGAAGCACGGAAACACAGAACCCCATCTGACCAGAGGAGGCCGCCATGGCCCTGTTCCAAAAGGACCAACCCGGCTCCGCCGCCGGCGGCCACCACTGGACCGAACCCGGCCAGATCATCGAGATCCTCGACGAGAAACTCGCCGCCGACCTCCGCAAGATGGCCCACGCCGGCATCCGCGAAGTCTTCTCCAAGCCCGACGAACCGGCCGTCAAACGGACACCGGTCACCGAGACCGACCCGGCCAAAGTCGAGGCCACCGCAGCGGCCGCGCCGAAGGTCGCCGACGGTCTGAAAGCGGCCGACGCCAAGCCCGCCCCCCGCGCCGGCAAGTAACCGGAGGCCCCCATGGCGACCACACCGTTCGCCACCTTCTCCCAGGCCCAGAACTTCGGGTCCGGCGTGGAGACCCTCCGCAGCTTCACCGACCCGACCGCCCAACTCGATCTGATGATCGCGGCGACGGAGAACATCGAGGACCGCTGCGACCGCCGCCTCGCGCCGTTCACGCAGCTCACCGAGTCATGCCGGCTGCAGGCCGTCGACCAGGACGAACTCGGGTCCGCCGACATGCCGATGGACCTCCTCGCCGCGTCAGGCTACTCCCAAGCTCTCGCTTTCCAGTCGGTCAACATGGTCCGCGACGTCTTCCTCACCCAGTACCCGCCCAGGCGTGAGGACCTGTGGGAATACAACATCGACAACATCCTCCTCATCCGGGCGTACGGCGACACCCAGATCGTTCCCACCACGTCGATTGAGGGCCCGTGGGACACCGGCCACTTCCGTTTCCAACTCGGGATCTTCGCCCCCGTCGGCACCGAATGCGTGGTCACCTACGACGGCGGCTACACCGTCAACATCCCCTACGCCCTGCAGCTGGCCTGCATCTACCAGGCCATCAAAATGGCTGTAATCGGCGCCGAGCCGGAGTCCCGCAAAGAGCTGTCGCTTTCGGAGCTCGAAGGCGAGATCCTCAAACTGATCGCCCCCTACATCCGGTGACCTGGGTTGAGATCGTCGTCGACGGCGACGAAGACACCCTCGACATCCTCGGCGCCGTCTCCGAACGGGTAGACACTGTCGACGAGGTCTTCGAGGCCATCCACACGTCGTTCATGGCCGCCGAAGAGTCCCGCTTCGACGAAGAGGGGCCCGGCTGGGCGCCGCTCGCCGAATCGACCTTGCAGGCCAAGGCGGAGCACGGCTGGTCGGACAAGATCCTGCAGGCGACCGGCCAGATGATGGCCTCGTTCATCAACCCCGACGCCCCCGGCCATCTCTACACCATCGAGGCCAGCCCGGATTTGACGACGGTGGAGATGGGCTCCGACTACCACTCGCCGTCACAGACCGGCCGGTGGGCCGAAACAGCCCTGGCCGCGTTCCCTCAGGAAGGCACCACGAAGATGGTGGCCCGGCCGATCATCGACGACCTCGACACCTTGGCCGCCGAATGGAACGACCTGGTGGCCGACTGGATCTCCGGTGTCACCACATCACCCAGCTGAACGAACAATCGCAGCGGAGTAGAGCAGCGGTAGCTCGCCTGGCCCATAACCAGGAGGTCGAGGGTTCGAGTCCCTCCTCCGCCACGACCGGGAAGCCGTCCGGGAATCACGACAGCAGGCTCATCCCGTCCGTCTGATCGGAACAGGGAAGCAAGGGGAGTAGCTGCCGCCCGGCCGGTCCGGGATAAAGCACCCAGATTCGGGGAGGCCCCGCAATGTCACTGCCGGGCCTGCAGGGCTATGTGGCATTCCCGCCCGTCACCCCCGACATCTTCGGACCGATCGTCTCCGCCGGCGAAGTCGCCGACGCCATGGAAACCACCCTCCAAACGTGGTCGGCCACCTACATCGCCGAGATGGCCGCCCGGACCGGCCTCAACCAGATGCAGCCGTTCGGCAGCTGGGAAGCCGTCTACGAATACCGGGCCCTCCCCGCCGACCTGAGCGCCGCCTGCTGGGTTCTCGTCCCGACCACCGACCCGCGCCGCACCCCGGCCAAGCAGGGGGACGGCACCTACCGGGCCGTGTTCATCGCCCAGGTCAACCTGGTTGTCTTCGGCACCGACTGGCGGTCATCCCGGGACCTCGTTTACGCCTACGCCGCAGCGGTCAACGCCGCCGTCCTCCAACACGGATCGCTCGGCGGGTTCGCTTCGAACACCAGATGGCTTGGCGGGTCGACCAAAGAGATCGACCACCAAAGGGTCCGGACAATCCAGGCCGCCACGCTCGGCTACGCGGTCACCGTCGAGAACGTCGTCGACACCAACACCGGCCCCGCCTCGTCGGTCCCGCCCGGCACCAGCTCCGGACCCACCGTCGAAACCGTGAACGTGCAGGTGGACGACTACCCCGTCGACCTGGGCCTCCCGAAAACCCGCACCACCACAGCCGCCGCCGCCTCTACGAGCACGGCGACTGCCATCCCGACCGTCGAGGAGTAACCCATGCCGGCAACCCAAACGTACGTGTCGGTCGCGGAGTTCGCCATCTCACCCTCCGCGGCAGGGACGGTCTGCCCCGGCGACCCCGTCACCCTCACCCCCGCCGAAGCCGCCCCCTACGTGGCCGCCCGCCAGCTCGTCCTGCAGCAACCCGCGCCGTCGCCGACGACGACCAAGACCGTGTCGGCCGCACCTCCCGAAGGAGACCCCCAATGAGCTCAACCGCTCCTGGCACCACCGTCGAGGTGTCGGCCGCCGCCCTCCCAGGCGCATCAGCCCAGTCCACCGGCGCCTTCTTTGCTGTGGGTCTCACCCAGCGCGGCCCGGTCGGCGTGCCGATCATCCTCACCAGCCTCCAGGACTACGTGAACCTGTGCGGCACCCGCCAAACCTACAGCCCCCTGTACGACTGCGCAGACCTGTTCTTCTCCTCAGGCGGGGCACAGATGTACGTCTCCCGGATCGTCGGCCCCGCGGCCACGACCTCGACGGTCAGCCTCAGCGACCGGGGAAGCACGCCGCAGCCGACCCTGCAGGTCCAATCCAACGGGCCCGGTGTCGCCGGCAACAGCCTGACCGTGTCGGTCATCGCCGGCCCCGTCGCCGGCACCTACGTCATCCAGATCTCCATGTCCGGCCTCGTCGTCGAAACCTCCCCACCGCTGCAGACGACATCTGACGCGGTGAACTGGGGGCAGCTGATCCCGGTGTCGGTCAACAGCCCCAGCTCGAAGTACGTGACGATCACCGACCTCGCGTCCACCAACCCGGCACCGGAGGACCAGCCGGCCCTCATCTCCAACGTCGCCCTCTCCGGCGGCGCCGATGACAACACCGACGCCGGCGACACCCAGTACGAAGCCGGCCTCCTCGTGTTCACCCCGGCCATGGGCCCCGGGCAGGTCGCCTGCCCCGGCCGGACCACCACCGCCGTCTACACCGCCCTCCTCAACTTCGCGCTCGCCACCAACCGGGTCGCCCTCCTCGACGCCGTCAACGGAGCCTCGGCTGCGACGATCGTCACCGCGGCCACCGCCTGCCAGGAGTCCGCCACCGACCCGTCATACGGGACGATGTGCGCACCGTGGATCACCTGGCCCGGCATTCCCACCGGCACCGTCGTCCCAGCATGGCCACGCCAGATCCCGCCTTCGGCCGCGACGGCTACGGTGATGGCCGTCAACGACGCCTCCAACGACTGCAACATCGCCGCCGGCGGCAACAACGGCATCCTCAGCCAGGCGCTCGGTGTCGTGCAGAACTTCGTGGACTCCGACCGGGCCGCCCTCAACGCGGCGGGGGTGTCAGTGTGGCGGGCGGTGTACGGCAACGTCACCCTCTACGGCTACGAGTCGTTGGCCACCGACCCCCGCTGGACGGACCTGGCCAACGTGCGGTTCCGGATGGAGCTCATCAACGACGGCCAGGTCATCGGCAACAGCTTCGTGTTCTCGCAGATCGACGGCCAAGGCAAAATCTTCACCGCCTTCAACGGTGCCCTGTCGGCCCGGCTGGCGACCTACTACGCGTCGGGGTCGCTGTTCGGTGCGACCCCGGCGCAGGCGTATTCGGTCAACACCGGCCCCAATGTGAACACGCCGCAGACGATCACCGCCCGCCAGCTCAACGCCATCGAGTCGGTGGTCATGTCGCCGTCGGCGGACGCCGTGAATATCAACATCACCAAGTACCTGGCCGACCAGTCCCTCAACACCTGACCGGCCCCCTGATCCCATCCAGCTTTCCGCCCGGGTGACGGGCCTGTCTCCCCGAGGAGGTGGTCGGTATGGCGCTTGAAACCGCTGTAACCGAACAGAATTATCTCATCACAGTGGTCGTGAACGGCCAGTCTCTGGGCGTGTTCGATTCCTACAGCGGCGGCGACGCCACCGCAGGGACCGTCCAACACCGGCCCGGGGGCATGGGACCGCAGCAGTCCTACGCGTCGTTGGCGAAGTACTCCGGTCTCACCATCTCCCGTGTCCTCGAGCCGTCGAGGGATTGGGAGCTGGTCCGGTCGTTGACGCAGATCGCCGGCACCTGCGACGCGTCCATGACCGAGCAGCCGTTGGATGCGGACGGAAACCCGTGGGGTAACCCGAAGGTGTTCACCGGTGCGTTCCGGTCGGTGAAGCCCGGCAAGGTCGACTCGACGTCGGACTCGATCCGCATGTTCGAGATCGACATGGACGTGGACGTCATCTCCTGATGACCGCCCCTGCTATCAGCGTCACCTCCGCCGAGACCGCCGTGGCCCCGGTCACGGCAGCGGCCGGCAGCCCGCTGTTCGACATGCGGACGATCCGGGCCGGGAAGCTGGCCAAGCTGTACAAGGACCTCGAGGTGCCCCGCTGGGACGAGGGCGGCCACCCGAAGGTGATGATCCGGTACCGGCCGATCTCCCAAACCTCGGCGTTGAACTCGGTCGAGAAGCGGCAGTCGTCGAAGGCGAAGGACTGGGTGATGTTGGCCAACGCCGACCAGCTCGTCCAATCGTGTGTCGGCGTCTACGTCCTCAAAGACGACGATGCATTCACCCTGGCCCCTGACGGGTCGTGGGTGGAGTTCGATCCGAAGGGCGCGGGGGAGGCCGAGTTCGTCGGTTTCTCCGGCCCGCGTGCCCCCGAGCTCGCTGCGGCGTTCGGGATCAACCTCGACGGCGAAGCCTCCAAAGCCGTCGCACTGTGTAAGGGGATCTACTTCACCGAGGGCGACATGGCCGGAGCCTTGCAGCAGCTGACCATGTGGTCGGCGAAGGTGATCCCGGCGGCCGACGAGGAGGCCCTGGGGGAATAATCCGGCATCCGGCCGTCGAAACCGCCGCCGTGGGGCTGCTGGTCACCGGCGGCGGCGTGCAGGATGCCATCGAATCGTTGTCGGCCCACCCTGACGACTGGATTTACCGGACGGCGATCGTGCAGCGGGCGGTGGAGATCGACCACAAGCGCCGTGAGAGTGAGATCAACGCCGTGGCTGACCGGGTCGGGTCGAAGGTTGCTGAAGTAATCGCGAGGGCTTTCGCGGCCCGTTGACGTGGTGAGGAGTGGGACGGATGTCGGTCTCCTCGTCAACGTCGAAGGTCACGATCACTCTCAACTTGGCCGGGCAGGCGGCGACGGTGAAGGGGATTACGACGGTCACCGGGGCGATCTCGGACATGACCGACGCCATCACCGAAGCCAACGAGCAGCTGTCGACTTCGGCCGAGGCCGCTGCTACGAAGGTTCAGGCCAGTGCCGACACCATCGGCGAAGCCGCGGACGCTGCGGGTGCCGATTGGAACGCGGCCGCTGACGAGATCACGGCCGCGGCCGCCCGGATGGCTGAGGCCGCCGAGACGGCCGCTGGGGCGTCGGAGGACATGGCCACCCGCAACACCGCGGCGGCTACCACCTCCTCGACGAGCGTCATGTCGCTCCTCACGTCGTTCAAAACGCTCGCCCTCGGCGCCTCCGTCTACATGGGCGTCAAGGCCTACTCCGGCTATACGAGCGGCCTCGTCAAGCTGTCGACCCTGGCCGGGCTGACCCAGCAGCAGGTGAAGTCGCTCAACAAAGAGATCATGAACACCGCCGTCGCCCTGCGGCAATCGCCGTCTTCCTTGGCCCAGGGGGCGTACTCGCCGGCCTCTGAGCGGTTTGGTCTCAAGGGCACCGAGAACGTGCTGGCCCGGGCGTCACAGCTGGCCAACATCGGAGGCAACCCCCTTTCTGGCCCCGACGGCACCTCGTATGCGCTGTCGACGATGCTGCAGACGCTCGGATTGAAGCCGACCGCCAGCAACGTGGCCCGCGTCGCCGCCATGATCCGGGGCACCACCAGCGCCGGCGACATGCAACTCTCCGACCTGACCAACGCCATGTCGACCGGTGTCCTGAACATCGGCAAGACCTACGGGATCAATCCTGAGGCCAGCCTCGGCGCCCTCGCCTACTTCACCTCCCAAGGTGTGCCGGCCCAAGAGGCCGCCACCCGGATGCGCATGACCGAGAGTCTCCTGGTGGGCCAGACGTCGCAGGCGTCGAAGTACGGCGAGCTGATTGGGATAACTCCCGATCAGATCCAAGGTTCGGAATCGGCACTTTCACAACAGCTGTTCGGGCTCGGCCTGCGGCCCACCCAGCTGGCCAATGTGGTGCGTCAGGGCCCGGGAGGCCTAGCCAACGCGTTCAATCTTTTGAACAAGTCGATGGCCGGCCTGCCTCCCGACCAGCAAGAGGCCCTGTGGGCGAAGCTGTTCGGCGGCGGCCGCACCGACGCCACCGCCATGACGTTGGCGCAGGGTGCGATGTCGGGGAAGCTGATGGGCTTCACCAACGCCGTCGTCGGCGACTCGACCGTCGGCGGACTTAATACGGCCGACGCTCAATGGAATGCCAGCCCCACCGGCCAGCTCAAGGCATTCGATACCGAGCTGCAGGTTGTCGCTACCGAAATCGGGTCGGTGGTTACGCCGGCCCTCGAATCGCTTATGAACGTCCTCGGCCCGTTGCTGAACCTGTTCGCTCAGCACAAGATCCTCCTCGACGCGCTGGCCATCCTGATCGGCGGGGAACTGGCCTTCAAGCTCCTCGGCCTGGTCAAAAACCTGAAAATGGTGTCCTCGGCGATCAGCATGATCCGTGACGCCAAGGCGTTCGAGGGGATCATCTCCGGGGCGACTACCGCCGAGTCTGCGGTCGGCAAGCTGATCCAGAAGCTTCTCGGTGTCTCCGGCGCGGCGAAGGGCGCGGCGGGCACCGCGGCCAAGACAGGTGCCGGGGATGCGGCCGGCGACGTTGCGGCCGGGACCGGTGTTGGGCTTGGCGCCACCGCCGGCCTCGTCGCCGCCGCGGTGATCATCCCGCTCGCCGCCACAGCTGGCGCTCTCGAACTCGCCCACCTGACCGGCCAGTACAACAACATGCTGGCCAAGAAGATGGCCGCCTCGGTCACCGAGAAGAACATCCTCAAGGCCCAGCAGGCGTTCTCCCATCAGAACGTTGGCGGCCCGACCGGCGGCCACTTCGCGATGGTCAACGGCCGGTGGATGTATGTCGGTGCCGGCGGCGACGAGACCATGAGCCCAACACCGAAGGGGTACGCGGCCGGCGGGATCACTGACGGGCCGGTGGCCATCGCCGGCGAAGGCAACCCCGCCTACCCCGAATATGTCATCCCCACCGACCCCGCCTACCGGGCCCGCGCCGTCGCCCTTTTCCAATCGCTCGGCGGCGAACTCGTCCCCGGATCCATGACCCCCTCCGCCGTCCAATCCCTACCCGGCGCCGAACGCACCTTGGCCAACACCATCGGCACTGTCGTACCCGGCGGCCTGTTCCGCCAGATGCTCCTCAACCTGGTCGGCAGCGTCTTCTCCATCGCCGCCGGCACCGGAGGCGGTAGCGGCGGCGGCGGGAGTTCGATCCTCAACGCCATCACCGGCGGAGGCGGCTCAGCATCACAGAACCTGACCCTCGGCCAGCGGATGGCAGCCGCGCTCGGCTGGACCGGTCTCGAATGGACCGACCTGCAGCAGCTGTGGCAACGCGAGTCAGGGTGGAACCAGTACGCCAAGAACCCCAAGTCCGGCGCCTACGGCATCGCCCAAGCGTTGCCGGCCTCCAAATACCCGCTGGCCGGCCAGGCGGCGGGCGGGTCGTCACCGAACGCCCAGATCCAATGGGGTCTCAACTACATCAGGTCCCGCTACGGCGACCCCGAAGGGGCGTTAGCCCACGAAAACCAGCTCGGCTTCTACGAGCAGGGCGGCATCATCCCCTTCGGATCGTACGATTCCGGCGGGTTCCTGCCGCAGGGCATCAGCGTCGCCCACAACGGCACCGGCGCACCCGAACCCGTCGGAGCGGCCGTAGCCGGCTCCGGCGGCACGACGGTGCTGCAAGTCAAGTTGGACAGCAAGGTCATCGCCGAAGCCGTCTACACCGACCTGCGCCGCAAGGCGGCCCGACGGTGACCGCCCCCAACCTGTGGATCCAGCCCACCGCCCCGGCCGGCACCCAGGTCGGCTTCGGCCTGTCCGACGACAGCTCAATGACCCGCTCCGGCGGCACCGGGGCCGGCGGCTGGCAGCTGATCGACCGGCCCCGCAACGCCGCCACCACCGAATGGGTCGACTGGGGCCCGTTCCAACTCACCATATCCCTCATCATCGACGGCTACGGCAACGGGATCGGCGCCCCGACATCGATCGAAGGCCCAATCGCCCTCGTCGAATCGTGGGAAACGCCGGTCGCGTCGTCGAGTCCTCCGCTGCCGCCGATCCTGGCGGTGTCCGGTCCGGTGCCCCACAACGAGCTGCAGTGGGTTCTCCAGAATCTCAACTGGAAAGAAGCGATCCGCGACCCCGTCACCGGAGTCCGCTACCAGCAAAACCTCGACGTGGTGCTGTGGCAGTACCTGCCGCCGTCGATCACCGTCCAAAACTCCACCCCGGCCAAAGCGGCCCAGGCTGCGGCTTCGACCACGACCGGGGCGCCGCAGCGGACCTACACGGTGAAGGCCGGCGACACGCTGATGACGATCGCCGCCAGCCTGTACGGCACCTGGCAGTACTGGACCCTCCTCGCGAATGCGAACAGCATCCGTGACCCCAACACCATCCTCGTGGGCCAGACGCTGCAGGTGCCGCCGAAGACAACGAACCCGCCGGCACTCGCGCCATGACCGCGGTTGTGTACCCGACGACCGGGTTCGACCCTGACTTCTCGGTCTCGTCGCTGGTCATCAACGGCTACCAGGCCACATCCGATGTCACCGCCGCCATCTCCGAGGCGCAGCTGGAGCGGACGATCGTCGGGGCTTCCACCTTGACGTTGACGCTCGAGGATCCGTTCCGGACGATCACGAACAGCAACCTCGCCCAAATCCAAGCACCCGCCGCCCCAGCAGGCGCCGCACCCGCCGCCCCCGGCTCCGGTGCCGCGTCGAGCGAGCCGTACAACCCGACCACCTGCGCCATCGAGGACGCCCAGGGGAATGTGGCCGCTTTCGCGTTGGCGGAGATCTCGAAGGACCAGGACGAGCTGACCCTCACCTTCGAGGACCTCTACATCAACCAGCTCCGCTACCAGTACGCCCAGGGCGAGGGGTATCTGACGGCGTCGGGGACGATGACCCGGGCCGACCTGATGGTCCAGATCATCAAAAAGACCGGCCTCAACATCCCCACCGTCGCGGTACCCGACACGTTCGCCGGGATCCAGCAGGTCAAGGACGACACCGGCGACTCGATGTGGGGAACCACCGACGAGCCGAACGAGGACGCCTGGACCTGCCTCACCCGCCTCGCCAACGACGTCGAATGGCGCTGCTTCTCCAACGGCCAAGCGATCGTCATCGGACCCGACCCCTGGCTGCTCACGCTGCCGATGGGCGCCACCTTCCAGGAACACGTCGGCGGCTGCGACGACATCGACTTCGACTGGGACATCAACCAGGCCCAAGCGACCGCCACCGTCTACTGCAACACCGCCCTCCTCACCTTCCCGCCCGGGGTGCCGGCCACCCTTAAGAACATGGGTGTCGCCAACGGCATCTGGCTCACCTCCGACATCTCCCGCAGCCTGTTCCAACCGGACGCCCAGGTGGGTGTGGTCCAGCCGCAGCCGTTCCTCACCGAAGAACAGTACGCCGCCGCGGCCGACGGCACCTCCGACACCGACGTCAACCCGACCCCCACCGCCTCCGACACCGCCGACGTCACCGGCGCCGCCGCCGTGGCCAACAGCGCGGTGGCCTACGCCCTCAAGCAGGTCGGGAAACCGTACATTTGGGGTGGGATCGGCCCGGGCGGCTACGACTGCTCCGGGCTCACCTACGCCGCCTACCTGTCGGCCGGGCTCCCCATCCCACGCACCGCCGCCGAACAGTCCAACGGCCTCCCGCACGTGTCCATGTCCGACCTGGTAGCCGGGGACCTGATCTTCTACGTCGGCGAGGGTGACGGTGGCACCGTAGCCAACCCGGGGCACGTGGTCATGTACATCGGCGGCGGCAACGTCGTCGAAGCCGAAATGACCGGCACCAACATCCAAACCGGCCCCATCCCCCCCGGCGCCCTGGGCGCAGCCCGGCCCAGCCTCACCCAGGGGACGGCGGCATGACGACCTCGGACAAATACGGCGGGTACCTCAACGAACTCGTCTTCAAAAAGCGGTCACCGAGGCCGACGATGACCGGCCCGCAAGAAGGCACCATCATCACCGTCACCGGGACCGGGGCGGGCACGACGTGCATGGTGCAGATCTCGTCGGTCCAGTCGGCCGGCGGGTACGCCTGCGGCCCCGCCCCCTGCCCGGCCGGCGCCGAGGTCGGCCAACGGGCCCTGGTCGTGTTCGTCGGATCCGGCGTCGGCGACCCCTGGGTACTCGCCGTGACCACCGTGCCCGCACCACCAGGCTTCTAAGAAGAGGAAGGTCACGGTGTCGACGATCAACCCGGCCACCGGCCTCCCGTACCCCAACACCACCACGACTGCTACCGCACCGGCGACGATCCCGACCGACACCGGCGGCTACATCAGCCTCCCCGTCACCGTCGACCCCTACCAGCTGACCGCGGATGCGTTCGGGTTCATCGCCAACCAGATCCCCGGCTGGGTCCCCCCCGAAGGCGCCCTCGAGACGTGGATCATCTACGCCTGCGCCCGCATGGTCGCCCAGCTCGCCCAGACCGCAGCCCAAGTCCCCGACGTCATATTCGAATATTTGGGCGGCGCCCTCATGGGCGTCCCACCGAACCAGGGTGCCGCGGCGGAGTGTCAGACCACCTGGACGATGGTCGACACCTCCGGCTACACCGTCCCCGCCGGCACCGTCGTCGCCTTCGCCACCTCCGGCAACACCGTCGTCCAGTACGCCACCCTCCAGGCCTTCTCGGTCCCGGAGGGCCAAACCTCCACCGCGGCCGGAGCCGTCACGGTCCAGGCGGCGGCAATCGGGGCTGCCGCGAATGGGATCGCGGCCGGTCCGATGGTCATCGTCGACCAGCTCGCCTTCGTCTCCTCCGTCACGTCCACCACCACCACGGCGGGCGGGGCGGACCCGGAGACGACCGCCCAGTATTTGAACCAGCTGGCCGCCCGCTTCCAGCTCCTCACCCCCCGCCCCGTCCTGGCCGCCGATTTCGCGGTGATGGCCGCCCAGGTGGCCGGCGTGAACCGGGCGCTCGGGATCGACAACTACAACCCGTACGCCAACATGCTCACCGCCCTCGACGCCAGCTACGGGACGTCAGGCGCCTCTGTCGGCTCGTTCACGGCCACGGCCAACTGCACGGTGGCCACCAGCAACGCCTGGGCGGAGACCGGCACCTACAGCCTCTCAATGGTGGCCACGGCCGGCGGGTCGATGACCTGCCAGTCCGGCTGGTATCCGATCGCCGGCGGCGAAACCTACACCGCCATGGCCTTCTTCCACGCCGCCACCGTCGCAGCCGAATGCGCCGTGGACCTGGTGTGGGGCGACGTCAACCAGAACGTCCTCTCCACCAGCGCCGGTACCACCAGCGATGATTCGACCGGCGGGGGAGTGCAGGTCACCAACACCGCCACGGCCCCCTCCAACGCCTCCTACCTGAAACTCCAGCCGAGGGTCACGGCCGGCTCCGCGGGCGAAACCCACGACTGCGACGAACGGGGAGTCCTCCTCGGCACCACGACCACCTGGGGGCCTGGCGGGGCGCAGACCGGCCAGGAGCGGATGGTCACCGTCGTCCCCGTCGACGTCAACGGCAATGCCCTCACCGACGACGAGATGGCCGCCATCTCCACCGAGCTCGAGTCGCTCCGTGAAGTCAACTTCGTGGTCAACATCGTGCCCCCGACCTACACCGCCGTGAACGTCACCGCCGCCGTCGTCTGCCAACCCTCCGCCTCCCTGGCCACCGTCCAAGCCGCCGTCGTCACCGCCCTGCAGGCCTACCTGGCTCCGGGCACCTGGGCCGGCGGCGGGCAGATCCCGCCGGTCTGGCTCAACGACAACACCGTCTACTACCTCGACGTCGCCGGCGTGATCATCAACGTCCCGGGCGTCCACCACATCGTCGCCGGCTCCCTCACCGTCAATGGCGGCACCGCCGACGTGCCGCTCGACGGGCTGGCCGCCCTGCCGCAACCGGACATCAACGTCACGGTCACCGCGGCGGCGGCCGGCACCTAACCCGCTCCACCCACCCTCGTCGACTGCGCGTTCTAACGCGCAGGACGCGCGCCCCCCCCGGAGGCCCTGCGATGTCGTTCACCAACTACGCCGACCAGCAGATCATCAACGCCGTCCTCGCCGACCAGGCGCTCGGCAATCCCTCCACCTGGCAGATGGGTCTCTCCACCACCGCACCCTCCCAGGTCAAAGGCGGCGCCACCCCGTACTGGAATTTCACCGAACCGACCTCGGGGACCGGCGGCTACGGCCGGCTCGCCGTCGCAGCCAACACCACCAACTGGGGTGCCGTCGGATCCCCCCCGACCGACGGCTACTCCGGCACCAACCTCGTCGCCGTCACCTTCCCCGGCAGCTCCGCCGCCTGGGCGTCGGGGGCGACACCGCTGGTGGCGATCGGCTGGTGGGACTCGGCCACCGTCGGCGCCGGGAACCTGTGGATCTTCGCCCCGCTCGCACCCACCGTCACCGTCTCCGCCGCCGGGGTGACCGTCCTCTTCCCCGCAAGCGCCTTAGTCGTCACCAACGACTGACCTCGCCGTCCCAGCAGCCCGCGCGTAGAGAGGACGGTGATCCATGTCGGGCATCGTCCAGCACACCTCGAAAGCCGAAACCGGATCCAACGTCACCGTCTCCCTGACCAACCCGGTCACCGACGGCAACACGGTCCTCATCTTCGTCCACCTCGCAACCGCCGCCCCTGACACCACCCCCGCGGGATGGACCGAACTCGGCCAAGCGACGGCCGGCGGGTCGACGCTCACCGCCTACGCCAAGACCGTCACCGGCACCGGCGACGGAACCTTCAACCTCACGTTCAGCACCAGCTCCGTCTACCAGGCCGGCTTCTGCGAGTACGCCGGCCTGGTCGAGGGCCCGTCGGTCCTCAACGTCCAACCCTCAACCACAGCGTCAGGGTCCACCCAGGCGTCCGGTGCGGTCACGGTCAGCAACATCGGTGCGGTCCTGGTCGCCATCACCGCAAACGCCACCGTCGCCTACACCGGCGGGTGGGCCGGGGCCACCGAGATCGGCTCCCCGATCGGCGGCGACCTGGCCACCTGGGCCTCGACGTTCCTCGCTGCGACGGGCAGCTACAACCCGACCGCGACCCTGGCCGCCAGCGGGGCGCATGAGCCGCTCGGGCTCACCGTGGTCCTCGACGCCCCCTACGAGGCCGCCACCTCCGTCTCCACGGCCACCGCCACGCCGGCGACGGTCATCATCTCCAAAGCCACCAGCCATTCGGCTAGCACCGCAACAGGCGCCCCGACGGTGTACGTGCTCGGCGAGTCCACCGGGGCGGCCGATTCGGCGTCGGTCGCTTTCGCTTTCCCGAACCTGATCCTCGAAACCTCCGCGGCCGCCACCTCGGCCAGCTCGGCGGTCGGGTCGCCGTACAACCCGGGCGAGCAGCTCCCGCCGCCGCCTGAGCCGACGGTGGCGGACATCACCCTGCAGCTGTACGACGCCCTCGGCCCCATCCCGGGATTGGGTGTCGGCGACGACTACTTGGGCTGGCCGCTCCTGTGCTTTCTCGACGGGATCGGCCAGATCATCCAACGGATCGCCGACCTCGCCCAAGACACCGCAGGCGGGCCCGGCTGGTCAAGCCTGCTCGACCCCACCCGCTGCCCCCCCTACGCCCTGGCGTGGCTGGCCCAGTGCGTCGGCGTCACCTTCAACCAAACCCAATCCACCGCCGCAGCCCAGCTGGCCGCCATCCAAGCCGAGCAGGGATTCAACCGGGGCACCGTCGCCGCCCTGCAGAACGCGGCCGGCCAGTGGATGCAGCCGGGCCAGCAGGTCGTCATCTACGAACGGGACCCGGACCCGTACAGCTTCACCGTCGTCCTCCAGCTCGGCACCCTCGCCCCCGCCACCTACGGCCAAACCTCAGCCGAATACCCGACCTACGCCGAGCGGACCGCCGCCCGGTCCACATATTCGACCCCCTCCTACCCGCAGGCGCAGGTGCAGGCTGCTTTGGAGTCGCAGAAGCCGGCCGGGCTGCTGATGAACATCCAGATCGTCGCCGGCCCCACCTACGGGCAGGTCGGCGACGCCTACAGCACCTACGCCGCACGGCTGGCCGCGCTCCCGACTTACGCCGACGTCGCCGTCTTCGAGCCCTGAGAAAGGCCCACCGATGGGAACCACCACTGCACGTCTCGCGCTGCCGTACCCGTACGAGTCGGACCCCGACAATGTGCCGCTCAGCCTGCAAAACCTGTGCGGCCGGCTCGACACCATCCTCGGCATCGACGGGTACGGCACCCTCGCCGACCGGCCCTCCCCGGGCAACGAAGGGTTCACCTACTTCGCTTCCGATCAGACCGGCGCGGGCGGCACCGAAGGTCTCCTGTTCTACGACAACGGCTCCGGCTGGATCGCCATCAACCCCTACGTCGCCTTCGCCGGCACCGGCGGCCAGTGGGGTGTCGCCGCCACCGTCGCCCACTCGGATCACACCCACTCGGTCGTGGTCCGCACCACCCACACCTACGCCATCTCCGGCCCGGTGTCGGTCTACGCCAACGCCCAAGCGGGAGCCCCCGAGCCGTTCTACCCCGGGCTCGCCAACGGCCAGACCGCCAACATCGCCGCCGTCCGCTACTCGGTCGCATCGGGAACGTCGGTGACCTTCACCGTCACCTCCGGCGGGTCCCCGGTCGCCGGCGGCTCCGCTCTCACCGCCGGGCCGGCGCCCGTGCTCACCACCCTCGGCCAGGCCATCACCGACGGCGAGAACCTTGGCATCACCGTCACCGCCGTCAGCACCGACAACCCGTCGGGGCTGACGGTCTCGTTCTACCTCGACCTGACCTGCCCCGTCCAGGCGTCGTGACGTGGCCACCACCCAGACCTACCGGTACACCGGATCCCCGCAGTCGTGGACGTGCCCGGTCACGGGGGTCCTCGGCGACGAGATCACCGTCGTCGTCTCCGGAGCGGCCGGCCAAGGAGTCTCCCCGGCATCGGGCGGCCAGGGCGCCACCGTCACCGCCACCCTCGGCGGGATTATCGCCGGCGAGCAGCTCACGCTGTATGTGGCCGGCGGCCCGTGGGGTTACCACTCCGGCGGGCCGGCCGGCTCCGCCGACCTGTCCGGCGGCACCGTCTACGGGGGCACCGGGGCGGGCAGCTCGGCCATCATCACCGACGTCGACGGCGAACCGTTCGTGCTGGTCGAAGCAGCCGGCGGAGGCGGGGCCGGCGGGTACAGCGCCACCTACGGCGGCAACGGCGGGGCCGGCGGCCAGACCGGCACCGACGGAGGCATCGACAGTCTCTCGGGCTATTCCGGCTACCCGGGCCAAGCCGGCGGCCTCGGAGGCGCCGGCGGCGCCGCGTACGCCAACGCGGCCGGAGGAGCCGGCGGGGCCGGGACCTCGACCGGGGGAGGGGCCGGCGGGAACGGTGTGGACAGCGGCGGGTCGGGCGGCGGACCGGGAGGCGGCGGCGGGGCAGGCCACGTCGGCGGAGGTGGCGGCGGCGGCGGCGGCGGCGGCGGCGGCAGCGGCAGCGGAGCCGGCGGCGGAGGCGGGTCGTCGTATGTGACCGGCGGATCCACCGCAGTGGCCTACGAGACGGGCGCCAACGCGGGGCACGGGACGATCTCGATCACCTGGGCGACTCGCAACCCCATCGAAATGATCATCTGACCGAAGGAGTCGCCGGGTGTCTATTCCGCATCTGACGATCCCTTTCCAGATCGTCAACGGTCAAGCGCTGACCGTCGAGCAGAACAGCGTCGACGAGATCACCCAGTGCGTCGAGGTGCTCTGTGCCACCGTCACCGGCACCCGCCTCGAGCTACCCGCCTACGGCATCCCCGACCAGACGTTCTCGCAGCAGGTCACCGCGGCGCCGATCCAGCAGGCCATCGCCACCTGGGAACCGCGGGCCCAGGCGGTCGTGACGGTCACCCCGGGTTCCGCCACCGCCGTCTCCGTGACGGTCCTCAACACGTCGGGAGGTGCCGGCTGATGTCCATGCCCAACCCTGGCACCACCGTCGACGTCGTCGCCGCCGGCGGGATCCCGATGCCGCCGACGATCGAGACAGGCATCCCGATCGGGACCGGCCCCGGCACCGTCGCCTCCGGCACCTACGTCGTCCTCATCCTGGGGGCTCTGCAGTCCGGGAACAATCTGTCCGACTTGGAGTCGGTGGCGGAGGCGATCGCCAACCTCGGCCTCGGCTCCGCCGCCCTACAACCGTCGTCGGCTTTCGACGCGGACGGTACGGCACAGAACCTGGTCAACGCCGAGGCGGCCACCAGGGCAGCCCAGATCGCCGCCCTCCAAGCCGCCCTCTCCGCCCTGGCGGCCACAGCCTGGCAGCCAGATACCGCCTATCTCGCCGAGTCGGTGGTCACCGAAGGCGGGAACCTCTACCAGGCCCCCTCCGGCGGTGTCCCCGCCGAGTCGACGTTCAACCCGGCCCAGTGGGTGCTGCTGTCGTCGATCGGCGTCGCCATCGACACCACCACCGGCGACATCCAACCGCTCGGCGCCGCCGCCGCCGGTACCTCCACCAAGGCGGCCGCAGCCAACCACGTCCACCCCACCACCGGGGTGTTGGCGGCTGGCAACAACCTGGCTGATGTCGAGTCGGTGCCGGCAGCTCGCACCACCTTGCAGACCGATCCTCGCGCCGCCGCGGTGGCCTTCATCTACGGGAGCTGACCCCATGGCCAACAACATCATGGCTGCGACATCGACGATCCCGCAGAGCCTTTTCAACGGGCAGCTCGCCGGGACCGGCGCCACCCTTCTCTACACCGTCCCCGCCGACTCGTCCGCCGTCGCCAAGCAGGGCGCAGCCTGCAACGTGTCGGGGGCTGCGGTCACGTTCTCGCTCGGGATCGTCCCCTCCGGCGGCAGCTGGGACGGCACCCACACCATCATCAGCGCCTGGGCGATCGAGCCCGGCAACAGCCTGCCGTTGACCGACTACCTGGCCGGCGCCTGCCTTAACGCCGGCGACATGATCTACGCCCAAGCATCGGCCGCGGTCGCCATCAACGTCCTCATCACCGGGACGGTCATCAACTGATGGCCAACTCCCTCCAGCAGGCACCCACGCTGCTCAACCCGCTGGCCACCGTCGACGCCGCCACGACCATCGCGGCTGCGGCCGCGGTGTCGAAGCTGGCCATCGACAACAACCTGTCCGAGATCGCCGGCGCCGGCGCAGCCGCCGTCCAGGCCGCCCGCGGCCATCTCAACGTCACCAACTTCGCGATGCCGTTCGCGTCAGGCGACACCACGGGCGCGACCGACACGGCCGCATACCAGTACTACGCCATCCTGTGCGCAGCCAACGGCGGCGGGTCGATCTACTTCGCCGGCGGCCAGTCCACCCCGTACTACCTGCTCATGGGGCAGACCATCCCCAACAACACCCGCCTCTACTCCGACGTCGGCACCACCTCCGGATCCGGCGGCGCCCATGTCATCGAGTGGGTGTACCCGGCGTCCGGCGGGGCTTCGTGCGGGTTCGGCTCGACCACCTGGTTCTCCGCAGCGACCGAGCCGACGACGTCGGATACCAGCATCATCGTCGACCACCTGTCCATGAACCTGAGCAACGCCTGCGTGATCCTGACCGGCTGCGTGCTCGGCGACGACGGGGTCACCATCAGCGTCCCCTCCGCGGCCGATCTGGCGCCGGGCATGCTGGTGTCGGACATCACCAACTCCGCCGCCTGGATCGGCGCGGTGGTCACGGCCGCATCCAACGGTGCCACCGTCACCTCGTTCACCGGCACCCAGACGCTCAGCGCCAACCTCGGCACCGCCGGCTCAACGCCCGTCCCGCTGACCTCAGGCGACTTCCCGACGTCGGGCACGATCCGTGTCCAGACCGGCACCAACGCCAACGGCTGGGCGACCTTCACCTACAACGGCGTTACCGCCACCGGCTTCGAGAACGTCACCTATGTGTCCACCGTCGGCGGCGGCACCACCCTGGCCACCGGAAACATTGTCAGCATGCTTGGCGACGCCAATTACGGCTACGGCGCCTACCTGGCCGCCGGGCTCACCGGCACCACCACCACCACCTCGGTCAACACCGAAGCCAACACCATCACCGTCACCAACAGCGGCGCCGCCGCCTACCCGACCGGCGACTCCGGCACCACCCTCACGTTGCAGTTCTCCCCGCACGGAATCTGCACCGTCGGCTACCGCAACGTCGTCGAATGGACCGTCATCGAAGCCCCCCAAGGCTGCGGGATCGTCCTGTCCCAGGCCACCGCGGCCGGATATCCGACCAGCAACAACGTCGAAGAGAACCGCTTCTACAACAACCTCGTCAACTACCCCAGCTCGAAGTCCGCGGCTATCCCCGCCCTCGGATCGGCCATCCCCGGCAGCCGTGTCCCGATCGGCGGCCAGCACGGCTTCTGGGTCAACAAATGGGTTGGTGGCCAGAACAACTCCGACTCGTTCTGCATGAACAACGTCGTCGTCCAGTCCGGAGACATCCCCTTCAAGTTCGACGCCTCCGCGGACTGGAAGATCGCCCACAACCATCCGTGGTCATGCTACGGGCCGGCCTACTTCTACCTGGCCGGCATGTCGGGCACCACCTTCGACGACAACACCATGGACATGGCCCTTCCCTCCGCCGCGCCGGCCGGGATCACCTACTACGGCATCTACGGCGTCTGCTCTGGCGAGCACTTCGGCGTCAGCCAAGCCACCGGCGCCAACTCCATCAGCCGGAACCGGCCGCACCTCGAAGAGAACAACTACCTGGCCAACACCACCTACCTGTTCCTCGAAGGGCCAGCCAGCCCGAACACTGTCGCCTACGTCGCCCTGGCCATGAACTCGTACCAGCAAGACAACAAGGGCACCGGCACGAGCATGGCCTACCAGTTATCTGGCAACACCGGGACCATGTACGTCAACATCGGATCGTCAGAGATCGGCGCCATCGGCACGACCATCGTGGCGGGACCTCCGACTACTGGTAACGGCGGGATCATCGGCACGACCGCCAACGTGTCGGTCACCGCAGGCGGCGGGGGCAGCTCGGCGGCCGCCGGGACGCTCCCAGTCACCCCGGTGACAACCTCGATCTACCAGGCCCTGTCAACGGACTGTGTGCTCCCGTCCGAGGGCGGCTCCGCCCAGACGATTGTCCTGCCGGTGACACCGGTAGCCGGGCAGCTGATCGTCATCTCCAACCCTGGCTCCGGCCTGGTCAGCATCTCCCCGTCACCCAGCCAGGGCATCCCCGGCGCCACGACCCACACCGACGCCGGCTGCGGGATCACCGCCGGCAGCAATCAAATGTCGGACCCGACCGGCAACCTCGTCACCGGAGACGTCGGCTCCTTCGCCGTCAACACCCACATCCCCGCCGGCACCACCATCGTCTCGGTCGCCAACCCGGGCACGACCAGCGCGGTCGCAACCTTGTCGGCCAACGCCTTGACCACCCCGTCGGGCGGCACCGGATCAGTGTTGGTCGCCGCGCCCATGACGATCTACAACAACACGGCCGTCCAGCTCGTATGGGACACCACCTACAGCGCCTGGCGGTACGCAGACCGGCCAGTCGTGTCGCTCGGCGGCGGCGGCCTCTCCGTGGTCGGCAACGCCCTGGAGACCCTCAACTCGGCCGGCGCCACCCGCAACACCCTCGACGACGGCTCCGGCAACATGACCTCGGCCGGGCTGCTGACCGCCACCGGCCTGTTCGTCACCGGCTACGGCAACCTGAAGATCAACGGCCGCGGCGACGGCGGCCCCACCAACAACGGCAACGCCTATGTGACGGCTTCGGTCACCTGCACCATCAACGCCACCACCGCCGTCACCACGACAGCCAGCTTCACGTCCGCCGGCGTCACCACCGGCATGACCGTGTCCGGCACAGGTATCCCGGCTGGGACGACCGTCACCGTCAACTCGGCCACCTCCATCACGCTCTCCCAGGCTGCCACCGCCTCGGCCACCGAGACCCTCGTTTTCGGGACGCTACCGACCAACCCCCCGTTCAGTTCAACGACGGCGGTATGGCCGACCGGTGCTCTGGTCTTCGACGAGGCGACGCCTGCGCTGTGGCGCACCCCGAACGGCACCATCTACACGGGGCAGCCGCCCGTCGACTGGGTCAACGACCACCTCCCCTTCGCCAACAGCGCCGGCACCGGACTCGCCAAGAGTGCCCTCGGTGTCTATTCGGTCAGCTACGGCACCACCGGCACCACCGCAGCCGCAGGCAACGACTCGCGGTTCACCACCCTGGCCAGCGAAATCGCCGCCATCCCAGCGATCGACACCACGGCCACCGACATCAAGGCCCCCGGCGCCCAAGCAGCCGGCGCCAAAGGACTCCCCGCCGACGCCGCCCATGTCCATCCCGGCGGCCTGTACACCATCACCGCCACCCAGCAATGGCAGATCCCGGCCGGCGCCACCGCCCTCAAAGTGGTCTGTGTCGGCGCCGGCGGCGGCGGCGGTGCCGGCGGCACCGGAGCGGTCGGCGCAACCGGGGCCGGCGGCGCCGGAGGCGGCGGCGGAGGATCGGGGGCCACCCTCGAGGCGTTCCTCGCCGGCCTCACCTCCGGCGACTACCTCACCGTCACCGTCGGGGCAGGCGGAGCCGCCGGGTCCAACGGTGGGAACAGCTCCGTCGCTTCGGGTACCACGTCGCCGATCCAGACCATCACCACCACCCAGGCCGTCGGCGGCGGCCCGGGCACAGCCGGGTCGGGCACCACCGGCGGCAACGCCGGCGAGTACGGCAAGAACGCCTCCACCAGCTCCAACGCCAGCGTCCCGGGCGTGGGCGGAGGGGGCGGAAGCACCGGGTCCGGTAACTCCGGCGGCGGCGCTTTCGGGTTCACCGGAGGTGCCGGCGGCGGCGGAGGCGCCGGCGGGGCGGCCTCATCGGCCGGCGGCGGCGGGGGCGGCACAGCTGGCGCCTCCGGATCTCAGAACGCGGCAGGCACAAACGGCACCGTCGGTACCGCCTCGGCCAACACGGGCAACAACAACGGAGAGGTCGGCGGCAACGCCAGCGCAGCGACGGCCTACGGGGCTGGCGGCGGCGGCGGGGCCGGCGGGGGAGGGGCCTTCACCGGCGGGACCGGCGGGACCGGCGGGACCGGCGGGGCCGGCGGCCCGGGCGTCGTGTACATCCAGGTCATCGGCTGATCCTGATGGCAACCATGTACGACTCCGCCGGCGACCACATCCCCGCCGGAGCCACCGACATCCTCGCCTACACCGACGGCGAATACGCCAACGTCAACACCCTCCGGGTCCTCAACCCGCACGCCCGGATCCACACCATCTCCGTCGCCGGCCAAGTCGCCGCCGAATACGAAGACGTCGAACCCGGCTGCCTCTGGCCACCCGCCGAAGCCGTCGACCGCTGGGAAACCTGGCGGTACGACGGCACCCTCGGCTTCTACGGCGACGAAGGAACCCTCGCCCAGGTCCGAGAGTTGCTCGGCGGCGAGTCCGACGAGGCCAACTACTTCGACGCCAACTGGACCGACATCCCGCACATCGACCCGGGCTACGCCGGCACCCAATACGCCTCCAACCCGGAATACGACACGTCGCTGATCGGCCCCGGCTTCGACAGCCGACCCGGTGCCACACCCGCACCCGCACCAACCCCGCCACCGCCCCCCACCGAGGAGATCGACGTGAACAACTGGGTCCTCATCCGCAACACCACCACCGGCCAAATCGCCCTCCTCTACACCGCCCTCGGCCGCAAGCAATACATCGGCTTCCCGGCCACCGTCACGTCCCTCACCGCCCGCGGCATCCTCCTCCTCGAGTGGGCCGACGACGACTACAACTCCGTCCCCTACCTGTGACCTGACATGACGGAGATCAGCGGGGCCTACCACGAGGCCGTCGCCCAAAACGCCCGGGCCAACAAGCTGCTCGTCCGAGTCGGGATCGTCGCCCTCGCAGTGCTGGTCGC